AGGCGCAACAGAAAACCTCCTAGATACCGGATTTGCTGCTGTGGCTAGGTTTTCTGCGGGTTTGGTGTGCATTCGCGCAACTCTCATTCACTACTGTTTACCACTGTTTTTGCTTGTTTTTGAATGCTCGTTGCTACAATGTAGCAAATCCGAATATTCGTGTAGCAAAATCATGGGCACTATCACCGTTCGCAAGCGCAGGGATGGATCGACGGGTTACACCGCGCAGATCCGCATCATGCAAAAGGGTGTGACAGTTTATCAGGAAAGCCAGACGTTCGACCGCAAGGCGACCGCGCAGGCTTGGATCAAACGTGTCGAAACTGAAATGTCAGTTCCTGGAGCAATCGAGAAGGCCAATCGGTCAGGTGTTACGGTTAAGGAGATGATCGAACGCTACCTTTTGGAGTACGAAAAACTGAGGCCGCTAGGGAAGACCAAGCGCGCCACGCTCAAAGCTATCGGTGAGACTTGGTTGGGTAAGCTAGAGGATAGAGAGATCACCAGCCAGAAGCTGGTGGAGTACGCTGATGGACGAATGATGAACGACGGCATACAGGCGCAGACTGTGGGTAATGACTTAGCTCACTTAGGTGCCGTGCTTTCTGTGGCGCGGCCGGCCTGGGGCTATGACATTGATCCAATGGCCATGCCTGATGCGCGCAAGGTTTTGCGCAAGATGGGGGCAGTGACTCGCAGTAAGGAGAGGAACCGTCGCCCGACACTGGAAGAGCTCGACAAACTGTTTGGGTATTTCAGCGAAATGCGCGATAGGCGCAAACAAGAAATCGACATGGTGCGCGTGACCGCGTTTGCCTTGTTCTCTACCCGCCGACAAGAAGAGATCACCCGCATCAAATGGGATGCCCTGGACGAAGCCCGTCAGATGGTTCTGGTCACCGACATGAAGAACCCAGGCCAGAAGTACGGCAATGACGTTTGGTGTCATGTGCCTGATGAGTCGTGGCGAATCATGCAGTCGATGCCGAAGATTGCCGATGACATTTTCCCCTACAACTCACGCTCCATTTCTGCGTCCTTCACGCGTGCCTGTCACTTTCTCGAAATCGTAGACCTGCACTTTCACGACTTGCGCCACGATGGCGTCAGCCGTCTATTTGAAATGGGGTGGGATATCCCGAAAGTCGCCTCTGTTTCGGGCCACCGGGACTGGAACTCGATGCGCAGATATACGCACTTGAAAGGGGATGGTGACCCTTACAAAAACTGGCCGTGGCTGGAGAGGATAATAGCGGGCCCCATTATTGAGGCCCGGAAGCGAATCAAGAAGCGCGGCGAAGGCTAGAGTTGCGCATCAGCTTGTCATGCTCAGTGCGGGCGCGGGAGTGCTGAGCATCGAGATATGCAGCCAAGTCATTAAGATGAACACCTCGCGCTGACTTCTGGCTGCGTTCCATCGGAACAAGGGGTAGATCAATTTGGCCGGCTGCTACCTTCATCTTCATCTTTTCAGGTGTTAGATGGCTGAAGTAGTCAGCACAAATACGCTCGAGTGGGATGATTGCTTGGCCATTGTATTGAGCCATGAGTAGAAACTGCGTATTCATGAGTCCTCTCCATAAGTTTGGGTTATTCCCCTTTTGCGGCGGCAGGGGCTGCTGTTGAATCAGGCTGCTTGCTTTGCTGTTTGTGCATCTAGGTAAGCGGCCAAGTCATGCAGGTAAACAACTGCTGTGCCTTTGTTCCCTGCGCTGCCCAAGCGGGTGACTTTTAATTCGATTCGCCCTGCGCTGATCCGGCGCAGTAGATAACGATCGCTAGATATGTGTGCGAAGTAGCGCTCGCGTACTGCCGTCAGACTTGGGCAAGGTGTGGCGAACTCTTTGCGCAGTAGATCGAGTGTGTTGCTCACGCTATATCCTCCCCGTACCCCTCCTGTGGGGGCAGCAACTTGAGGCGGATTAACTCGGCCAAGCCTTCTTTTGTTTTACCCATCGCAGCAGCACATATTTGCCCCTCGCTGTCAGCGATCACAGCTCCGTATGGGTATTCAGGGCAGCGGGTAGGGGTGACGTAAGCGGTCTGTCCGTCGTGGATTACTGCATTTACGCAACGAAACACCTCGATCAGCTCAGCAGATGCCGCGGGAAGTGCCTCAAGCAGAGCAACAGCCTCTGCTGATGCCCCAATCATCGTGGCGCGACTGACGATGGCCGGGTTGTTGACAAATATCGGGACCAGTTTCAAGGCGCCGATCGCTTGCGTTATGGCGTTCTGTTTCATGCGGCGGCGTCCTTTTTAGCAGGGGTCACGGTGATGCCCAGTTGCTTGCTTAACCAACTCACGCCGGGCTCTTTCACCATCACAACCGCGTAATAGCTGAAGGTGTTGATGTTCGCGTTCCAACGACTGCGCGTGTCTACATACAGATAACCCTGGTCTCGGTGCTTGCTGGCCAGTTCACCGTTCTGAGTCAAAATGCCAAGCTCACGTAAGCGACTGCGGAAGGCGCGTGGTTTCAAGCCAAGTAGGGCGGCAGTAGCATCCAGGGTTCGGTTCATGTGACTGCTCCTTAAGCTGCTGCGCGAGCGCAAAGAGCATTGAATATCTCGTCCAGTTGGCCGGTCATCTGCTCAATCGTTTCGTCGTTGTGCACCACGAAATCGTTGTCGTGTATGGCTATCCCGGTTTCGCTGATATGTGGGTTCACATCGGGTGCGCTTTCGCGTAGCAAATGAATGACCAGGCCGCCTTTCTCCCGAACGAAAGCCGCTTCGTTTTCGAAACGAAGATCGCTAATCACAAAGCCGGAGGCTGCTGTGTTGGTTTGCTCGAGGAATCCAAGATTTTGCTCGGCCAGAAGCAGCCACAGTTCTGGGTGCACCTGATTACGGCCCCACTCGGTGCCCATCGACTGCATCAGTTCGCGTGCGGAGCGGCCTAGCCAGGCGATTGGCTGTTCTTTGTGCTCGTCGTCAAAGTCACGTGGGCTAAGGTTGAGGATGGTTGTTAGGCCTTCACGCAGCGGGTCTGCGAATGCGTAAGTCTGGAGGTTGTGCGTGCAGACTAGGTGTTTGGCAGCGGTTGTTTTGCCCGTGCGGGCGAGGCCTGCTAATCCAATCAGTAACTTTTTCATGCCGCAGCACCTCCGAATGAGGAGGTGGTTTCAGCTATCTGCGGAGTGAGTTCGATACGCCCTGGGCTGGTTATGATCGCCAAGCGGCCGGTGCGGCGTTGAATAGCATCCACTGAGGAGGGGCAGTTGCAGGCTGACGGATGGATGTATATCCGGCAGCGGATATGGCTGTGCTGTGTCGATGTCATGACTCATTCTCTTGGTGAGAGGGGTGAGCCATAAATTAGTGTCACTCATATAATTAGTCAACAGTAATGCTTATAAATTTATTTTGCAGGCAAAAAAAACCGCTGCAGAGAGCAGCGGCTTTTTCTTTCGGTGACTTCACAACAGAACTGAGTACCACCACACCTTACCTATGATCCGAATGTGATCTCTAACGTAAGACCCATCGTATCGCTCATCAGGGTACTCCTCAGTGTTGTAGCTTCGGAGTCGAAGTCCGAACCCTGGAAGGCTGTAGATCAGTTTGACCCGTAGCTGGCCATCATGATCAATAGCGTACATTTTCCCATCAATGATTTTTGTATCCGCCAGATTTACGCCCGCGGTGCTTCCATGAGGAAGTACTGGCTCCATGCTATTGCCGCTTACAGGAACGCATGCAGCAGAAGCGGGGTCGATATTTTTTCGCTGCAGGGTACGCTTACCAAACCTCAGCTTTCTTCCGTTTTCTTCAAGCATGACTGTAGATCCATTACCTGCGGATAGCTCGACTTCCTTAAAGAACGGCAGCTCAACCTCATCAGCTCCAAGTGGAACCTCATCGTCCCAGACCTCGATTGGACTAATTTCGCTTCTGAATAAAGGGATCGCGGTTAAACCAGTCGGGTCTTGTGCCGGAGAGCTGCGGTCTAGAGCAAGTGAGCCTGATTGGCTCTTATGTACGTCATCTATGACGATAAAGCCTTCAGCTAACCGAGGGCTTACGTCAAAAGGATTGAATCCTAACGCCTTAGAAAACTTGAGCAGCGCGGGTAAATTGAGTGGGATCTTTCCATTCATATACTGGCTAACGACGCTTTGGCCAGACCACCCGCATTCCTCAGCAAGCTTTTCTTGGCTCAGATCGGGGTTCGCCTTCTTCCTATCTTGGTAGATAGCTTTCAAGCGCGCAGCTTCAGATTGAGTGACATCGGTAACGTTCTTCATCGGCCTACTTTATAAGCTCTGCTTATTTCCTCAAAACAGTTGTGCGTCTTTTTTGCTTGCTCAAAAAAAGAAGTATCACTAATATCTTCGGCGCTGGACACATTTGAGGATTAGGTGGATGGCTGATGGGATTGGTACACCGCTTGTGAATTTCGCGGAAGGGAAAACCCAGCCAGAGCTGGCACTGCTTCTAGGGGTTTCTCAAAGCGCGATTTCACAAATGCTCAATTCGAATCGGGACATCCGAATATTGATTGAGCAAGGACTCGATTACAAAGCAATTGAACTGCGTCCGATCGGGCGCCGCAGTAAAGCAAAAAAGACATAAAGGTGCTGGACCGGAGCCTCTCACCAAAGATCCTCCGGTCCAGCGACGACGATACACAGCACATGTACATCGGTCGTGGTCGTAGGATAGGGCGCGCCTTGTCTTATGGCTACACCGTAAAAGGGGTTTTTACGGTTATGAGTCGCATCGATCTATTACCGGGCGCTGGTCCGGTGCTGTCATTACGCCAGGCTCTGTATCGCGCAGGCCGCGATTATAAGGGGGGCGTAACCGCATTGGCGTTCGACACTGTGGGCGATTATGACGCTCTGCAGAAGAAGCTCAACGTGGAAGAAGAAAAGCGTTGGCTGACGCCGGACGAAATGGAAGAGGTGATTCGCCTTACTGCAGATCCGCGTTTGCTTGATGCGTTGGTTCGCCCTGCTGGAGCTGTTTGGTACAAGCCAACACCAGTGCCTGCCACAAAAGAAGCGTTGAAAGCGGTAGGCAAGTTGCTTCATGAATCTGGCGAGTTTGTGTCTTGCATGCACGACGGTGTGGCCGACGCAGTTTGGGAGTCGCACGAAGTCGCCATTCTTGAGAAGCGCGGTATGGATGTTATCCGCGAGGTACTGGGCATCATGGCCGGCGCACGCCAGGCAATGGAGGATCGCGATAATGGCTGACATCGTTGATCTGGCTAATGACTATGCGGATGAGTTTTTACAGCGCGCTTTGGAGCAACGTCAGCGTGCTTTAGCATCCGCGGTCAGTGCATCAATCTGTGTTGATTGCGATGAACCGATACCAGTTCTCCGCCAGGAGAAGGTCAAAGGCTGCCAAACCTGCGTCAGTTGCCAAGAGTTGCGGGAGCGCCGCAGATGACCGATCGTTTTCACGCTGTGCCTATGGCGACATGGGCACGACGCTACATCGACACCTTCAAACTGGCACTTGTTGCCATCGAGCCGGGGGAGAAAGCTCCCAAAGGGTTGGGCTGGAATAAGCCCGGTGGTTACATCACTGATGCACAGGCTGCCGAAGCCTTCTGGTCTGCGAATCCAACGCACAACCTTGGCGTGGTCTTAGGGCCGAGCCGTGTGTGCTCGTTTGACGTTGATGATGTCCAGTGGACACGTCACGTCTTGTACGAGTTGCTCGGCCTGGACTTGGACGCAATGGCGCTGGTGTACCCGACAGTAGTGGGTAATCCGGCACGTTTCCGTATCCTGTTCCAGTTGCCGGATGGCATAGACCTCACGCGTCATTCGCTTGCATGGCCCAACGAAAACGACCCTGATGGGTCGATTTTTAAAGGTCTGATCGAGAAAGCCAAAGCGGCAAAAGAGGCAGGCGATTTGGACGGTGAAGCGGCTGCACGCGCCGATGCAGAGCCCTACAAGCGCTTCACGGTTTTCGAGTTGCGCGCAGGCTTGGTGCAAGACGTGTTACCTCCTTCGATTCACCCGGGTACTGGTAAACCATATACCTGGCGTACACCACCCTCCGCTGATGGTCTGCCGGTGTTGACCTCCGACCTGCTGGCCATTTGGCAAAACTGGGACATTTTCAAACGTGATGCCGAGGCTGCTTGCCCTTGGGCGCCGAAGGCTGAAAAGGTCAAACCAAAGTCGAGCAAGTCGCCTACCCAGGTAACTGGCAATCGGCCTTCGGTGATTGATGAATTCAACCGCAGTCATGATGTTGAAGAATTACTGCGCACCCACGGGTACATCAAGCGCGGCAATAAATGGCTTT